TTATCAGGCACACAAGGTACTGGTAAGACCACCGTTGCTCGAGCATTGTGCGAAGAATTAGGTGTAGATTATATCATAATAAACGGTTCAGATGAAGGCCGTCAGATTGATACATTAAGAAATAAGATCAAAAACTTTGCATCTACAATGTCTCTTACTAAAGAGGCCAATCATAAAGTTGTTATTATAGATGAGGCAGATTATATGAACGCAGAGTCGGTTCAACCTGCATTAAGAAATTTTATAGAAACCTTCTTTAATAACTGTAGATTTATCTTTACTTGTAATTATAAAAACAAAATCATACCTGCATTACATAGTCGTTGTACTGTAATTGATTTTAGAATTATTAATGGTCAGAAAAAGAAAACAGCATTTCAATTCTTAGATAGATTAAAGTTTATTCTAAAAGAACAAAACATTGAATTTGATGAAAAGGTATTAGTAGAATTAATACAGAAACATTATCCAGACTTTAGAAGAACCATAAATGAATTGCAAAGATATTCAGTTCGTGGTAAAATTGATAGTGGTATTCTTTTTAATCTATCAGAAGAAAATACTAAAGAGTTAATGAATAACCTAAAAGATAAAAACTTTAATGACATGCGTAAATGGGTGGTTCAGAATATAGATAAAGATGCAAGTAGATTATTTAAAGATATCTATGACAATCTTTATACAGTTATGGATCCACAATCAATACCTCAAGCTATATTAATTATAGCTGGTTATCAGTATAAGTCAGCGTTTGTTGCTGATCAAGAAATCAATATGGTTGCTTGTCTAACAGAAATAATGGCGGGATGTAAATTTAAATGAGTAGATTTTCAAAACCATTATGTAATAAAATAGGTTGTGGTAGAGTAGCTCATAATACTGGTATAAAGAAAAAAGATGGATCTTATAGATATAGAAAAATTTGTCAACAACACCATTATGAAAAAAATAGTATGGGAACTGGAGTTTATACAAGACATAAAAAAAAGTGGTGTGAGAGATGCGGTTTAAAAGATAAACCAATAGGACGTTCAGTATTAACAGTAGATCATAAAGACGGAAATAGAAATAATAATGCTTTATCCAATTTACAAACATTGTGCTGGCCATGTCATAGAGACAAAACTGCTACGTGTAAAGATTGGCAAAAAAGAACCAGCCTTGCAAAACTTCCAGGATTTTAAATAATGTTTTACATAGAAGATAATAATTTTTTAACGACAGAACAAATAGGATTTATTAATAATATTTTTATTTCCAGACAGATGCCTTTTTATTATCAACCAGATTCAGTTAAAGGAGATAATATTTCTTTTTTTTCTAATATAATAAAAGATAGACCTGAATATTCTCAACCAGGTAGAGAAATAAATTCTTTTGAATATTATTCTTTATTCAAAGATATATTAATAACATTTTGTACAAAGAATAAAATAAATTTTAAAGAAATATTAAGAATAGCAGTTAATATTACATACAACAATGGTGTTGAAAAATGTCCTGTACATAAAGACCATGATTATCCTCACAATCAATTGTTATTGTATTTAAATGAACCATTAGATAAACAATCTAAAACAATCGTATTAGATGACGATAAACAAACAATTTTAAAAGAAATTACACCTGAAAGATTTAAAGGTGTATGTTTTGAAAATAAACCACACTATCATCACTACCCTAAAATAGGAGAAAGGATCGTAGCAGTTTATACGTTTAGATAAGCGGGCATAGTTCAGTGGTAGAATAATAGTTTACCAAACTATAGGTCGTGGGTTCGAATCCCACTGCCCGCTCCAAAATTATATGTACGAATTAAAAGATTATTTAAAAGCTATTAACGAAACAAAAGAACCACTATTGGACAGTGATGATCCTGCATGGGAAAAGAAGTATCCACCATACGTTATAAATCGTTGTCTTTCTGTGTTTTGGGATACTTTAATGCCGGCCAACGAAATGAATGGACTACACTTTTTATCCAAGAAGGTACAATTCCATTTTTTAATAAATAGTATCAGAAAAAAGAAGCGATTTGGTGGTAAGTGGTTATCACAAACCAAGTTGAAAGACTTAGAGTATGTAAAAGAATACTATGGTTATAGCAATGAAAAGGCAAGAGAGGCCTTAACTTTATTGACCAAAGAACAACTTGAACATATTAAGAAAAAATTATACAAAGGTGGGAGAGAGTAATGGTAGATAATATTAAATGGTCAATCGAGGACATGTTAGAAGTAACAATCAAACAGCCTGATGACTTTTTAAAAGTAAGAGAAACACTTACTAGAATTGGTGTAGCATCAAGAAAAGACAAGACTTTATTTCAGTCATGTCATATACTTCACAAACAAGGCAAATATTACATAGTACATTTTAAAGAGTTATTTGCTCTTGATGGTAAAACGGCTACATTGTCAGAGAACGATATTCAAAGAAGAAATACAATTGCAGTATTATTAGCAGATTGGAATTTAATTGATATAGTTAAAAAAGAGGCCGCTGAAAACAAAGCGCCTTTAAGTCAAATTAAAGTATTGCCTTTCAAAGAAAAAAAAGATTGGATATTATCAGCAAAATATAATATTGGTAAAAAGATTACTAAAGATGATGAACAAACAGGTGAATAAATGCAAGTATCTAAGTTTAGAGACTTTATAAAAGAAGAAAGACAACAGGACGAAAAAGATCCTATTACTGTTGTTATTATTAGTAAATCTTCTCCTAAAGTAAGACGACAAAAAACTGGTAATAAAAAGACCAAAAAAGAAATTACTGTAAGTTTTGTACAGAAGTCTTGTGCTAAAAGAAAAATACCGTGTTACGTAATCAATACTAAATTCTCAATTATTACAGATAAAGACGAAGAAAAAAATACACTAACTATTTACAACTATGATGGCGAAGATGGTGAACAAACATTCATTGGTAAGAATACAGTAGTTATTACACGAGCAGGTGCAATTGAAGATGAAGCAGGTCTTTCTTTAATATCAGCATTTCAAAACTCTGGTGCGTTTATGTTAAACACTAGATCAGCAATGTTAACTTGTGATAATAAATTAACCTCGGCATTGTTATTTGAAAAGTTTAATATACCAACTCCAAAGACTGCCTTTATATCAAACGAAAAGAATTTAGATAACGCATTAAAACTAGTAGGTAATAAATTTCCAGTTATTGTAAAGACACTAACAGGAACACAAGGTATTGGTGTAGTTAAAGTTGACAGTTATGATTCATTAGTATCAGTAGTACAAGCATTGTTTAAACATGATGCTGAATTGTTATTACAAGAATACATGCCAACAGATTCAGATGTAAGAACATTCGTAGTAGATAATAAAATATTTGCATGTACTAGACGTGTTAAAAAATCTGGCGAATTTAGATCAAACGTTCATAGAGGGGCTATAGCAGAACCATATAAACTTTCAGATGAAGAAATAGAAATTGTTTTAAGAACAGCAAGAGCATCAAAAGCATATCTTGTAGGTATAGATCATATAAAATATAAAGGTAAAATTTACGTATTAGAAGCAAACGGTTCTCCAGGAACTGGTGCAGATTATGAAGGATATCATTACGAAGATTATATTGATACACCAGATACTACAGGCCCAATTAAAGGTAGTCAATTGGTAGATAACGTTATAGAATATATTTCTGATAGAAAACATTGGGATAGACAATCAATTGTAGAAGTAGGTTATTTAGAAACAGTAGAATTATCTACAGTAGGAAAAGTAAGAGCAAAATTAGATACAGGTAATGGTGCAGAAACATGTGCCTTACATGCAGAAGAATTGGAAGTTGTTGATGGTAAAGTTGCATGGAAATATAATGGTAAAAAGCATACAAGCAAGTTAGAAGGTTACCATAAAATTTTTAGAGCCAATACAAATGATGGTGAGGGAGAAAAAAGACCAGTTGTTAAATTAGATTTAACATTTAATGGATTTACATATAAAGATGTATTATTTGGTCTTGATGAAAGAAAAAGATCAGCTTCAGATGTATTATTAAACAGAGACATCATTAGAAGAATGAATGCTTCGGTTAACCCTAATAGAGAATTTGTATTAAGTAGAAGAATAAAACCTATTGACAAAAAGTAAATAATAGTATATAATGATTATATTATGTCAGAAGTAAAAATCTTTAGATTAAGTACAGGCGAAGATGTTATAGGTCAGAAAACAGAAGATAGCTCTTTCAATTTAACTCATATTAAACAACCGTTTGTGATTGTACCAATGCAATCAAAACCAGGTGGGCCAGTATCTTTGGCGTTAACACCTTATATGCCATATTCCGAATCTGAAACAATAGTATTAAAAACAAGTAACATTATAACAGAAGTAGATCCAAAACTAGAAATCAAAAATTCTTATAATCAACATTTAGGAACAGGAATAATTCAAGCAAAGAAACCTAAACTTATTATAGATTGATGATTACAGTATATTTTGTTAGAAACGGCCTGAAGATTAGGGTTGATGTTCCTATTGGCATGACTTTAATGGAAGCTGCAAAGAAATATAGTAAAATAGATATACGAGAAATAACCGCTGATTGTTGTGGAGTTTGTGCTTGTGGTACTTGTCATGTTATAATAGATGAACGTTGGATTAATAAACTTTCTCCTATGAATGAAAATTACGCAGAATTAGATATACTAGAATTTGATAAACAATATAAAAAAGGATTGAGTAGATTAGCCTGCCAAATACAATTAACAAAAGAACATGATGGCTTAATTGCTCACTTATTGGATGAAGATATTAGATAATGAACTTTTACAAATCAGTTATAGAACATAGAGGTAAAATCCTTGTTAGAGGTATACATGACGGTAAAGAATATAAAGAACGAATAGACTTTGGCCCAACTCTTTATTCATTAACACAACAACAAACCAAATTTAAAACTCTACAAGGCCAATATTTAAAACCTATTACTTTTAAAACAATAGATGACGCTAGAAGATTTAGACGTGAAGTAGTTACAGACAATTCGCCTATCTACGGCCTAGAGAGATATCACTACCAATATATTAATAAATTTCATCCTGATAATATAGATTGGGATAAGAAGTTTATTAAAATCTTTACATTAGATATAGAAACTAGTTGCGAAAGCGGTTTCCCAGATGTTCAAAATCCTATAGAAGAAATACTTTGTATTACAGTTAAGAATCAATCTAATAAACAAATATTAACTTGGGGAACTGGTGAATATAAAACAGATAGAACTGATATAACTTATGTAAGATGTAAATCTGAAAAAGAATTGATGTTTGAGTTTATGAAGTTTTGGATTAAAAACTATCCAGATGTTACAACAGGTTGGAATACAAAGTTCTTTGATATACCTTATTTACTTAGTAGAATTACTTTAATTGCAGGTGAAAAGGTTGCACAAAAGATATCGCCTTGGAATTTGATTCAAAAAGAAGAAATATTAGTCAGAGGCAGACCTCAAACAGTTTATAATATATTAGGTATTACAAACTTAGATTACTTAGACTTATATCAATGGTTTATTCCTACAAGGCAAGAAAGTTATAAGTTAGATTTTATTGGCGAATTAGAACTTGGTCGTG